TATAAGTTGTGCATACAGAGATTGAATATTAAAGTGTTAGATGACTCTAATATGCTACAAATCAATGATATGCGCAACTTTTTAAACATCAATTTATTAACTTTTTAATTCCGCCAACGGGTACATACATTTGATCGTATGGGAAATAGGCTTCGCTCATGGCGTATACAAACTCACTGGTCACACTACTATCTTCAATGATGAAGTCCGTAGATCTTGTCGGGAATGCTTCATTAAGCAATGCTCTCAGATGGCAAACCTGACCGTTATGCTGTAGTCTGTACATGTTTGAGTCGCGATTAGACAGAAAGTCGTGATGCCTTAACTTAACAGCCAACGTAGCGCACTGAAGAAAAATGATTATAATAGGCTTCCTCAGCATTGTAGGCAGCAATAGCGCAACTAACTTGCGATAATCAATTTGATACAGATTCATAAGCTGAATAATTAATTATCAGATCATTCTCTTGCGCTATCGTATAATAACCACTGTAAGGCACCGCGTAATCTACAACCGTTGTCCACTCTGTGCCGTCAGCTGTTTTGATTTGTGCAGTTTCCATGTTAGCCATCACTACACCATCTATTGCCTGAATAGCATCTATCAGTTTGTCATTTCGATACTCACCATTAAAAGGAAGACTTGCAAGAAAAGATATTACCTTCTCTCGCACCGGTTCACCGCCTGTTACAATTCCACCTCCTGAGCTGTTTATAACCATTGGGTTGTAACGTATATTTATGGTAGCCCTGTAATGGTCAGCATCCTCATTCCTTACACGTAACACCACTCCTGCATCTTTAACCTCTGCCAAGTACGCCTCCAATCCTTCCAACTGCTCAGAAGTAAGAGGAGCAGGAGCAGCAGAGGCAACTTTTATATACACAATCGCATTTTTCTCAACTGTTGCTGCATTTTTTACAACTTGACATACCTCAAGTTGTTCTTCCGTCAATTCCTCAGAATAAGAATCCGTTCCATCAACCAACGAATAACCGTGTCGATATGCCTTTGCCTTATTTACATACCATCTCAGCGAATGAGGCTTCATTTCATCTATATATGCCTTTACCTCTTCCTTATGTTTGTCAAACAAAACCTCCATAGTCCATATTGCGACGGCAACAATGTAGAATATTATATTCTCTATACTTACTTTAGACAATATCAATTCGTCACCTTCTGCGACATCATATTTTGCCCTGACTGTTGTGTTTGCCTTATAGGCATCAATCATTACTTCTTTTATATCGTTGATAGTTCTTGCCATATACTTGTTTATTGAACAACAAAATCATATTCTACATACCAAAACTCAATTCCCTCACCTGTAATCAGGTTTACTTGATCTCTAGTGATGGCCGTAGCTGGTTTATAGTCATTGTTTGAATAATAATCAACAACTTTACTTTTCGCCTTGACCGGCATCTCCAATATCATTCCTGGTATCAGGTCGTCTGCGATTGAAATGTCGTTCTTTTGCGCCAAATCAAAGATTGCCGAGATATCACCAAGATGCTGTAACGCAACATCTAAGAGAGACTGATCGTTTAAGACATTTTTTTGCATATGAAAATCAATAATAGAATCCAAGCCAATATTCCAGACCACATCAAAGCGGTTTCATACCATTTGAATTCTCGTTCCTTAATGTCAGTTTTAACTTCCTTATCCGTTATTGTAGAGTCTCTGACTGTTGCCAATATGGCCATCGTATCGCACTCACAATCTGCCTCCAAAACATTGTTATTTATCTTGACATTTATCTTCGAATTCTTTTTCCCCTTTGCACTCATACCTTTTGCATTTGTCTTTCCCATCTTATTAAGACTGTCTCTCAAGTTTGAGTTCTCATTTATTAGCACATTACCTAGAGAGTCGCAACTTAAAAGTGCCTGTATTGAGCACGAATCAGGTTCTGTTATAATGTGTGTGTCTCGTTCTGTTACTCGTATTACACGTTCATTCGTTGCTATCTGACTCTTCATTTTGCAACTGCTTGCGCACAGGGCAAGCGTCGCCATAAGGGCAATCGCCAATACGGTCGATGGCCTTCTGAAGCTTCCTAACATCTTTTCTAAGTCCATTTATCTCTTTTTTTAAGGGTTCTATAATATACTCCATCTGCATTTGCAGTGTCTTACCTTCGTTTTCTAATTCCTTTCCTTTTGCCTCTGCGTTAGCAGCCTTGCGTTCTGCCTTCAACTTGAAGAGGCTCAATACACAGCCCCCTCCAAGCAAAATATTAAGGATTGAACTGATTAAATCCCAGCTCATAATCCAACCTCCTTTCTCCATTTTCTAACATCAAAACTCGGACATGACTTGTTTTCATACTCATTATGTCCATGTATTGTTTCAATGCCATAAGTTGCTTTGAGTTGACGAACCAACCTCTCCATCGCACTTTTCTGTTGTGGTGTCCTGGTGTCGGCTGCGTGTTTTCCGTCTGCAGTCAATCCTCCGACGTAAGCAATCCCTATGCTTGTAGCATTATGTCCTTCACAATGAGCACCAACCTGGGAAACCTTTCTTCCTTCATGGATAGACTCATCCAAATAGATGACGTAATGGTAACCGATTGTTTTCCATCCTTTCTCTTTGTGCCATCTTGTTATATCGGCTACTGTGACAGTTTTTCCTGCAGGTGTAGCCGTACAGTGAATAATTATTTCATTTATCTGTCTCATATCTCTATCTTTAATTGTCCATTGTCCATTATTACATTTGGGTTGTTGTATCCATCCATCTGAAGGTTTACCCGTACAGCCCTCTTTAGCACTTTCTCCTTACCAACGGATTTCAAGTAATTGATGGCACCAACTCCTAAATGTGGGTATTCCTTGAACTCTCCTTTGTTGGAGCATACAATCAACTGAACGTTTTGCTCGTCAGTGGTCCCGACCTCAAACGTTCCGTCTTTGACGCTTATGTCAAAGTTTTCGTCCATCAATATTCCTCTCATGCCATTAGTGTTTTACTTTGTTGTCTTCCATGTCCTTGATTGATATGTTGCAGCTTGCCATCTGAGCTTCGAAAGATGAAGCTCCTGTTGCTCCGTTTGCCGAGGATCCAGCTCCGACACTATTCAATCCGGTAGAAACGGCCGTCTTCAGACTCTCGCAATAGCGCTTTAGAGAATCAAGGTTGTCTTTCAGGTCTTGGATATTGACCATTGCCCCGTTCTCTCCTCCGTTAATCTCTATCCCTGAACTGTCTATCTTCACCTTCGTCCCCTCTATGACTATCTCCACCTTGTCTATCTCGGTGTACCCTATGACAGCTGCTTGGGTCATGTCGTTGTCCATGATGGTTACAGTGACATAGCTGCCAAGTTTCGGAACAATGAGAATGTGGTTTCGATAACTGTCGACGACAGAATTGAGCCGGACGTTGTAATAGGATAGGTCTTCTCCTATCAAGACGCTGCACGTTCTGTCACCCTCTTTGATAGAAGTCACTTTGCCCACTTCCGTCTGCACTGGCATCTTCTTCTCAAAGAGCTTAGTCACGTATCGTTGTATTGTTTCTTCCAAATTTGCCATCTCATTTTATTTTGTAGGATAAGGAGTTTTCCCTCCTGAATCCCGTACTAAATCCATATTTAACAGTTACCGCCTCAATCAGATAAATTCCTCCTCGTTCCGGGTTGTCGTAATCTGCCAGCTCTAAACCATCTCCCGAGCGTGTGGATGGAATCCCGAATCCGGTTATCTTTCCTTCGTAGCCGTCGAAGACCATCCTTTTGAGCTCCGACTCGGCAAACTTGCGTATTTCCGATTCAGACAGACATGGCGAACAATTGAGCGTTCTCTTCGTGTCTGAGGTTCTGTCACCAACCTCAACTTTTATGTCTTTCCCGTCCTTCTGCTTCGACTTGGCAGTGATGAGTACCTTTCTGTCCTCCTTACGGGTGAACTTCAAATCATTCTTGGCAACATTCGCGAAGACATTCTTTTCGTTCATCTCCTTTATGCCTTGTTCGTTTCTTGTCCCGAAGTAGTAGGTATGGGTCTTGTAATCTGTCATGGCGTAAGGATAAAAACACCTCAACTTCTTATCCCCGACATCTCTTATACAAAACCCATAACTGTCTTTCAGTCCCTTGAGGACTTCGAATGGGGTGGCATCCTTTGCTATAAATCCACCGGACAAAATAACATCCGGAACATTCTCTATCATCTGCCCAAGTACATCTTCCAATATTTGTTTTAGAGTAGGAGTTTCCCAACTCTTTCTGATCTGTGGCATACGTTTGAATCGCGACATCTCATCCTCGCACTCTATTACGATGGGGGTTCCGTCACCTATCTTTGTCACATAGCCCTTGAATTCCGTTTCAGTTGTCTTGTCATAGCCGAGGCGGATTGTTACCTCATCGTTCACCGCAATGTTTTCAAGGATTCCCGTTCCGTCCTTCTTGGCGAAATTGCGTGGTAGCACTATCTTGGCGGTTCCGCACAAATCCTTCACGCTGGAGGTTATCTCTGTTGATACGATTCCACTCCGCTCTCCAAACAGCTTTATTTTGCCGATGGTGACTTCACTTTTAGGGACGAAATACATTGCTTTACTGAATTTTATTTTCTATATTTGAAATACACAAAAATCAAACTGCCATGAAAAGAGCATTCATCATATTACTTCTGTCACTAGCGGCTCCTTTGTATTGCTTTGCCGGTGGTGACGTTGTCATCGACAAGGACTACTGCACGATCACTATACATGAGAAAACTTATAACCTATATGGGGATATCCAAATTGTTGAGAGTTATCCAGACTTGAGAGTCCAAATTGTCGACAGTAATCCTGATTTGAAAGTTCAAATCGTTAGCAGCTACCCAACAGAATGTGGCTTGGTAAAGATTGTTGACAGTTACCCTATTTTAAGGGTTCAAATTGTCGACAGTAATCCTGATTTGAAAGTTCAAATTGTAGACCATTATCCTGGTATTGATTAAAAATTAAATTCAACAGGATTAATTGACCACATAATAAACTTATATTTTATCGTGTCCGTATAACTTTCCATTACGGAAAGCTCCATTAATCTGTCAATATAAACACTGCAAACTCCCAAATCATCCAATATCTGGCACTGCAATACATCAAAGACCGCATTTGTTTCAAAAAGCCTTCTTATTTGCATCATCTTGCCACTAGGGTACCAATGTCCATCCATATCAATCAGCAACCCGCTCATTGTAATTTTCCACTGTTTGCATCCCCACGATTCAACCACAACATTGTTGCTGTTGTCTACCTCTGTCACCTTTATGTTCTTGTCTCTTTCAAACGAAAGCATTGGGCAAGGAGCGAAAACCCCATCTACATTCCCTTCAAGAAATGAATTTGCGAACTTGTATAAAGTGCCGTCCTCAGTGCTTTTTAGCGTGAGGTCAGCAAAGTGGGTGTCACGCACGGAAACATCCATCTTCCTGATGCCGTTCCTGATGATTGCCTGGTTCACCTTGCTGAGACCTACATTCACCCCTGCCTGTTCAATGTTTGCCTTTATGTTCGACTTCATTATATCCGCATTTGGAGCGTATCCAAATGCAGATTGTAAGCGTTCTGTAATGTCGATTGTTGTCATACCTTGCCCATTTGCTATTCAAATGTTTTGACCCCAAGAAGTCCAACCTCTGCCAACCATTCTATTTGCCTGTACTTTTCAATCCATACCTCATCCGACAATTGTTCCGGATAAGGTATGTGATAATAAAATGAAATCAAAGCATTTATTTTCCTGACAGATATTGAAAGATCCCGACTATCGTTATCTATCTTCGGATAGTCGGCTATAAGTTTTTTACGATGGCGGTCCTCATCGGATAGATCTTCATGATTGCATCGAATGCACCCAAGAAGAGACCGTCATTAGCTTTAACCTCATCCTTAGAACTCAGCACGCAAGAATTGACAAGAATCTCTTTTGCCTTGTCTGGGTTCTTATCAATGAACTTTTCGAATTCTCCCTGCACCATGCGTGAAGGAACCTTGATCACGATAGACTTATACGAGCTGCAATTATCATCTGTCGGAAGGTCTGCAAGTTTTATCTTGTCAGCTCCGTACTTTTGCTTCCACTCTTCCACCATTTCGGGAGTTACTCCCTCTGGTAATTTAACTCCCTCTTCAATTTGCTTTGCCATTTTATTGCTTTTTAAATGTTATTTATCCTATGCGGTCACATTAAAGTCGATACCCAAACACATCAGGTCGAAGTTATAGACCACATCCTCATCTTTGCTTCCAACACTTCTGCCTTGATTGGTAAACTTAACTTTAAGTTTATCTACCACAATCTCGTTGTTGCTGTCTACATATGTTACAACAACATCAAAAGGTTTGATAGCCAGCAAACTTCCACCCGCTGCCTTTTCAATCTCAAAGATGCTCTTTAGTCTTAACTCCATTGATGCAGAGTACTCCTCAATCCCCTCGCTATAACTCGTTGGTTTATTAGAACCTAAAGAATAATGTGGAGCAGTGGATTGTTTTACCGCATAATCAATTTTTGTTATCTCATAATAGATACTTCCGAACATTGCAATATGCACGTTAGCGGAATCGTAAGATTTGCCATTTATATTCATGATCAGATATTTGTTTTGAGATTTATAGTGCCTACTATTTCATCAATTTGTCCTGTCGGAACAATGACAAAAGAAACCTTTAACTCACGTGGTGCAATTAGCAAGTTGCTGGATGCATCCACCGTCGTCCTACCTTCGCTGATGATTCCATCTTGAACCATTTTTTGGAATACGCCATCTCCGACTGCTTCGAAGTACGACACTATTGCTTGAGGCAATAATCCCGTAGTTTTGTCAACCGGTTGTGTACTCTTTACATAAGGCAACAAAGCAGTTCTTAAATTTCTAACCGCCTTGTCGTGAACACGTCCGTACGAGATAGTGTACTCGTTGAAATGACCTTCTGCGTCTTTAATTATCGGCGTTGCCGTGTGGTCATTATTCCAATACAAACCTGCATAACCTGCATAGCGTATGGCGAATATGTAACCTTTCGTATCAAGTGCTTCAAGGTCTCCATCCATATCAGCAATAGTCTGATGGTTACTTAATCCTGCTATTAGCCATTTTTCTTGCTTGGCATTCATCAAGTCGCCTCCAGATACTTCACCAATATTCTGATTAGCACTTCTGTAGGCAAGAGAGCCTAACATTGTGCCTACGTCTGCCATTTTCTTACCAACAGCATCCAAACCATCAGCAAAACTGTAATCCTGACCAATGCAGACAGATACCTTAAATCCTTCGTAAGTATTTCCATCTACCTGCAACTCTCTTAGATTGGTTGCGCTTGCAGCGTTAACAGCGTCATAACCGTAACCTTCCAATATAACTTGACAAGGTCTGAAGGTTTCAAACGTCCAATCACAGAATGCTTGTGCAGCTGGAATGACTGTTGTCATATAACCGCTGAATCCGCCATTATATAAGTCAGGAGCATCTTCTACTAACTGCGGAGTCCAACCTACCGCCAACATCCTTATATTACCCTCCGCATCAGCTATAATCTTCTTTCCGTATGTAGCACCGAAAGCAGCATCAGGTTTGCCAGGATATAACATCAGATAAAGCGTGTTTCCTTCTCCACAGATGCGGAAGAATTCCGAAATGTGGCGAAACACTCTGACGTTATTTGCCGTATCGTAAGCAGCATCAATTCCGTAAGCAGCAGCCTCTTTCATTGAGGTAATCTTAACCGTCTGACCAACTGCAATTCCAATGATTCCAGCTCCTGCATCGGCTGCAACAGCAACTCCATTTGCCAACAAACCGCAGATTGCATCTACTTTGTCAAGTACGCTTGCGCCAAGTGTACCTCTTTTTATATTTACGCCTTTTAAACTACCCATTTTCTTGTTTTTTTATGATGGGGCTGAGATAAACTCAGCCCCAAAAGGTTATGCATTAGCTGCTTGGGATACCGTTATGGTCTTGGTCTTAGTGTTGTCTGCTGTCAACGTAACAGTGAATGAACCTGTACGTGCAGGAGCATCAACCTCAGAGTTAGCAGTACATACTACACAAACCTGATTACCTGTTTTCTCAACAGTGAACCAAACATCAGTAGGGTCATCGTTTACAACAGTAAACTCTCCTGTAGCTGTTACCAAGCTATGTTTTGTGCCTCCATTCTTTGAGAACTCAGCAGGTGTCGTTGCGTCTATCGAATTGATGATAGTGTACTGAGACACAATTGCACCGATTGCCTCTTCTTTGACTGGCATACACAAGTAGTAGTGGTCAAAGTCTATGAGGTTCTGATGGTTCACAGGATCGTTGGCTGCCTCTTGAGAGAACATCTTGATAGTACCTGATGCCTTGAAAATTCTTTGTGTGAAGAAAGCAACAGATGCTTGGAATTCTCCTGTAGTTGCTGCAACGCCAAAGTTTTTCTTAACTCCTGCTACTGTGTAAATTGGGTTGTTAACATACTCATATACCTCGAACGAGTACAAGTTTGAAATCTTGCCGGTTGTGTAGTTGTAATACTGATCAGCGAACTTTTGATCAGTAAGCAAAAGATCTTCTATGTGATCAGGACATAACACAAGACGACGACCTTTAACAGGAATTCCTGCATTGTCAAAGTTCTTCTTCAGCGCAATGATGTCGGCGCGTGTTATTCTCTTTCTGTGAGTTACGCCGTCTGTTTCTCCCGTTGTAAAAAGCACAGGAGTTGCTGAGGAATTAGATTTTGGAGCCATCGCATGGATTGACATGTCAAATTCTTTCTCCTTTATTGCATTACCATGCCTTTCGATTACCGAACCCATTTTGTCATAAGAGATAGCATGTAATTCGTCTTCCGTAACTCGTGTTGGTTTTGTTGTAAACTTTTTAAGCGATATAGCTATATCACCATCCGCTAATTCTTGAATTTCCAACGGATATGTTGTGTTATTAACAAGTACATCCGGATCTCCTCCAATGTCGACTAAGTGAATAACATCATATTTTGCTTTATCCGAATAATCGGGAATTCCCTCCATGAAAGTTGCCATATCTGCATGTCTGAACTTCTTGATCATTTCGCCTGTCCACACTTCGACAAACACGCCTTCTAATGCAGCTCCTTCTGGCAAGAATTTGCCAAGCAGGATGGAAATGCAAACTGCAACAACAGAACCAATCCAAGAGGACACGCCAAAGAAACCAGCGATAAAACCTCCTACAAGTGCGTTGAAAAGCAACGCACATATTACTCCAATACTTTTAAGTCTCATCTTATTTACTTTTAAATGTTTAATTTTTGTTTCCGTACTTGGCGAGATAGAGCGCATTGAACATCTCTGCATTTTCTTCTTTCAATTTTTCCAAACCGCGCGGATCTTCCTTTTGCCACTTCTCCCAATCCCAATCAGAACGATTTTCGCCACCTTTAATAGATGTGTTAATTTGGGTGAAAATTGGCTGCGTTGCATTCATGCCTTTGATCAAGTCGCTTAATGCGTCAATTCCCTTGACCTCTGCGAACGCTTCTAGATTCTTTCTTTGCGCTTCGTTGACTTTTTTTGCGGAGACAGCAGCATCAATTGCAGCCTTAATCTGTTGTGACTGCATCTCTTTTACCTTTGCGTCTGATGCATTCAATTTCGATTGTATAGCATCTTCGATTTCTGCATCCGTAGATTGCTCAGTCAAACCTGACAATCCAAACTTTGCAATTAGACTTTTTTTGTCCATTTCTTTTTGTTTTTTTGTGTTAGTGAAATAGTTTTCGTATATGTCAGCTTTCGCTGAGAATGCCCCCATTAGGGTCATATCCTTGTATCTGTCTTGCGGATCTTCAATTTTAATTTCCACTTTGTCGACAATGCCATCTATAAGCTTTTCTTTCAGAGCATCCTGTGCGTCGAACCAGTTGTCTCCGTTAAACCATGCCCTTAACTCTTCCTCCTTTTTTCCTGTGCGTTTTTGATACACTTTAAGGAAGTTACCCTCCATGCTTCTCAGCATCTTAGCAGTCTTTTCCATCTCATCCGCATTACCTTGTACGTATGTAGAAGGTGCATGTACCATTATAAAGGCATTCTCTGCCATGAATATCTTCGTGCCTGCTGACATGATAATACTTGCCATGCTGGCCGCAAGTCCATCCACATAGACATGAACCGGTTTGTTGCACTTTGCTATTGCATTGTATATTAAGTTTCCTTCGAATACGCTACCACCGACGCTGTGTATATGAAGTTCCACAACGTCATTGGTGGCAGCACAGGATTCGATTCTTTCAATAATACTATCGGCCGAATTATCATTCCAACTGGCTATCTCGCCTATAATTTTTACTGTGTTTTTTTTGCTCATAATCGCCTGTTTTTTCACAAATGTAAATGAGCTATTATGTGGTTTGCAAGTATTAGTTTATGCGTCGAACAGATACGTGCAAGGCTCGAATATTTCTTTGCTTTCAAGCCTCTTCAAGTCTTTCTTTGCGTAAAAATGACCGTATTGGGTCTTTTAAAACAGGAGATATATGGCAAAAAAAGAAATGGAAACTAAGAAACAGCTGGCAAGGCTCTACTATCTTGGAGGGGATGCTCAAAATGTAATCTCAGAAAAGGTAGGAGTGTCAAAGGTGACGCTAAGCAGATGGGTGCAGGACGGAGGCTGGGACATCGAACGAAGTGCAAAAAGAATAACTAGGACTGAAGTAGCCAATAAGATGCTAAGGAAAATAAATGAGCGTCTGGATGATGCGGATTGGACTCCTGATGAATTGGCTAAGGCAGCATCTGCAATCGAAAAGTTGGACAAAAAGACGAATGTTGTTACGATCATAGAAGTGTTTGCACAATACAACAACTGGCTTAATTCTAGAATGAGGTTAGACCCAGAGCTCACGCCCGAAATGGTTCACATCATGACCAAGTACCAGGATCTATTCATAGCGGAAAAATCAGACACGACAATCGAATTTAAGGTAGGTTCTATTAATTCATAAATTCGAGTGTTAGCTACTCCTTGAGACATGGTCTTTTGGAGTCTGAACCTCAGTGGAGGTCTTCAGCAGGCAATTTTATTCGTTTATCCACTCAT